ATGATTTGTTGATGGATGAGCGGGGCGGGCGCTTCGTGCTGACGGCGGTTGAGCATGTCGGCGCGGTGTGGCGGCTCTCTCTGGTGCAGGCGGTGAGCTGATGGCCGACCAGGCAGATGTGGAAAATGCGCTGGCCGCGCTGGTGGCGAATGCGCTCTACCCGAACGGGACGGAGGCAGCCAGCGCGACCGGGCAGGTATGCAAGGTGTACCGGGGCTATCCGAACCCTCCAGCGCTGGATGCGGATCTTGCTGCTGGGATCGCGCATGTTTCGGTGACGGCCGGTGATGGCCCGGTGCGGAACGTGACGCGGTATCCGCGCCAGTGGCGTGTGGTGAAGCCGGTGGCGCAGGTGTTGAGCGTGGCGGTGCAGGGGGTGTCCGCAACATTCTCCGGCACCTGCGCGGCGGGACAGTTGGCTGGTGTGCTCGTGAATGAGCAGACATTTGCCTACGCGGTGCAGGCGAATGACAGCCCGGCGACGGTGGCGAGCAATCTGGCGGCGCTGATCCGCGCCGCCGGGTGGATCGTGAATTATGCCGGGAGCGGGCTGACTGTACCGGGGGCGGAAAGATTCACGGCGCGGGTGGTGGCCGGAGGCGGGGCGCTGCAGGAGATCAAGCGCCAGGTGCAGGACTTCAAGGTGACGATGTGGTGCCCGAACCCGGCGGCGCGCGATGCCGTCGCGCCGGTGATTGATGCAGCATTGGCAACGGTGAAGTTCATTCCGCTGTCCGATGGCTGTTCCGGGCACATGGTTTTTGCAGGCACCGCAACGCAGGACGGCGGTGCGGAGACCTGCCTGTTCCGGCGGGAGCTGACCTACGCGGTGGAGTATCCGACGACGCTGGCGCAGATGGCGCCGGCGATGCTGTTCGGCACGGTGACGGCGATGGCCGATGCGGTTGTGCTCGGCGATTTTCAGAGTTGAGGGAAAACATGACATTTCATTTGGTGGTGCTGAAACCGTTCGGCGGTTACCAGCGGGGTGAGCTGATTACCGATACGGCGGCCGTGGAGAAGATCCTGGCCGGGCCGCAGGCCAGCTACGTTGTGCGCGTTGCGGCGAAGGGGGGCTAAGACATGCCGATTGTGCAGCAGGGCGCGCTGAATACCACCGCGCTGATTGTGCCCGACCTTTACGTGCAGATCGTGCCGCCGCAGTCGCTGTTGTTGAACGGCGTGCCGACGGATGTGCTTGGCGTGGTGGGTACGGCGAGCTGGGGGCCGGTGGGCGAGCCGACGATCATCGGCAGCATGAGCGATTATGCCGCGAGCTTCGGCCCAGTGATGGCGCGCAAATACGACATGGGCACGCAGGTGGCGACCGCCGTGCAGCAGGGGGCGGCGAATTTCCGTTGCGTGCGCGTGACGGATGGGACGGATACTGCCGCGTCGCTCAGCGTGCTGGGGGCGATTACCTTCACCGCGATGTACACGGGCAGCCTGGGCAACCAGTTGCGGCTGACATTCTCGCCCGGATCAGCCGCGAGCAGCTGGCGCTTGACCATCGCCATGCCGGGGTTGAGCCCGGAGATATTCGATAACATCACCGGCACCGGGCTGGCATTCTGGAATAACCTTGCCAGTGCGGTGAACAATGGCAATGGCGCGCTGCGCGGGCCGTCGCAGCTTGTGGTGGCAACCACGCTGGGCGGCACTGCCGTGCCGGTGGCGGGTGTGTTCCTGTTCGGCTCGGGGAATCCGGGCCTGGATGGCGCGACCGGCGTGAATGCCGCGATGCTGGTGGGTAGCGACACCCTGCCGCGCCAGGGTATGTACGCGCTGCGCGGCCAGGGCTGCGCCATCGGGCTGCTGGCGGATGCGGATGATTCGGCGCAGTGGAGCGTGCAGACGCAGTTCGGCCTGTCCGAGAGCATGTATATGATTCTTACCGGACCGACGGGTGATACAATCGCCAACGCGGTGACGATGAAGGCGGAAGCTGGGATCGACAGCTACGCGGCCAAGCTGATGTTCGGCGACTGGGTGTACTGGTACGACCAGGCCAATGCGATGACGCGGCTGGTTTCGCCGCAGGGGTTTGTGGCTGGGCGGCTGGCGAATCTGTCGCCGGAGCAATCCCCGCTGAACAAGCCGCTTTATGGCGTGATCGGCACGCAGAAATCCGGCCAGCCGGGTGGCGGCACGGCGACGACCTATGCCAGCGCCGACCTCGCCGTGCTGCTGGGCGCGGGGATCGACGTGATCGCCAATCCGCAGCCGGGCGGGAATTTCTGGGGCGTGCGCGGCGGGCACAATTCGTCCTCCAACGCGGCGGTGAATGGCGACAACTATACGAGGCTGACCAACTTCATTTCCACCACGCTGGCGGCGGGTATGGGGCTGTATGTGGGCCAGGTGGTGAATGACACGCTGTTCCAGAATATCCGCGCAACACTTCTGGCGTTTCTGAATGGTTTGCTCTCGCAGGGGCTGCTTGGCAGCACCGATGGCAGCGTGCCCTTCGCGGTGGTGTGCGATGCCAGCAACAACCCGGCCAGCCGCACGGCGCTGGGCTATGTGCAGGCGGATGTGCAGGTGCGCTACCAGGCGATCAACGAGAAGTTCATCGTGAATGTACAGGGCGGACAGACGGTGCAGGTGAGTGTGCAGACCGTCTCCAACGCCAACTGAGTGAGGATGCAGAAAGATGCCGTATAATACGTTCACGGTTGGCAGCGATTGCCAGCTGGTGTTGATGGGGCCGTTCGGGCGTGTGGACCTCACGCATGTTACCGGCTTCGAGGCGCAGCAGATCACGGCGACGGTGCGGGTGGACCGGCTGGATGGCGTGCAGCTTGGCGCCGAGTTGCCGAAAGGGTGGAGCGGCAGTTTCGCCCTGGACCGCGGTTCCTCGGCAGTTGATGATTTCATTGCCAGAATCGAGCAGGCTTATCTCTCTGGCCAGACCATCCAGGGCGGGACGCTGTACCAGTATGTCAATGAAACGGATGGCTCGGTCTCGACGTATCAGTTCAGCGGCGTGGTATTCAAGTTGACATCGGCAGGGGCGTATCGCGGTGATGCGGCGGTGACGCAGAAGCTGGACTTCTTCGCCTCCAGCCGGAAGCGCGTTTGATGGGCGAGATTGTCTCCGACCGGGGTGGGCGCCGGATTGAGCTGCGGCGCGTGGGTGTGGTGGAGCAGCTGCGGCTGTTCAAGGCGCTGGGGCCGGATTTGTCCGAGAACCGGGCGTATTTCGGGCTGGCGAAACTCGCTGCCGCGGTCGCAATGATCGACGACGTTCCGGTACCGATTCCGGCCAGCGAGGCGGGGATCGAGGCGGTGCTGGAGCGGCTTGGCGAGGATGGGGTGGAGGCGGTGGGGGCGTATCTCACCGCCGATGCCGAAAGGGACGTGCTGGGCGAAGCGGGAAACTGAGCCGGCACCCCGGGCTGATGGATTGTCTTTATCTCGTCAGCTGCGGGGTGCCTTACGAGGTGGTGTTTGGGCTCGATGAGGCCGAGCGCATCGCCTATGTGGTGGTGTTCGGCACCATGGCGGGTTTGAGTTTCGATTGGCAGAGCCTGCGCTGGAATGAAGGCTGAGGCACATATGACGGTGACGCGATGGGCAAGGTGAGTCTGACACTGGGCGGCGTGGCCTTCCGTGACATGGAGGTGCCGGAGGCGATCAGCTTCGGCGGGCGGCAGAGGGTGGCGGTGCAGGAGCTGCTCGGCGGTGGCCGGACGGTGCAGGCGCTGGGTGTGGATGAGGGGGTGATCACCTTTTCCGGCATATTCTCCGGCGCGGATGCCGCGGCGCGGGCGCAGCTGCTGGATGCGGCGCGGGCGGCAGGCGTGGCGCTGCCGCTGGTGTGGGACAGCTTCTACTACCTGGTGATCGTCGAGACCTTCGCGGCGGAGTACAGAAAGCAGAATCTGATTCCGTTCGAGATTGTCTGCGTCGTTGTCAATGACGTGATGGCGGCTGTGGTGGCGCCGCTGGCCTCGCTGGTGGCGTCCGACTTGGCGGCGGCGGGTGGTTTGAGTGCGCAGGCCGGGATTTCGCTGCTCGGGTTGGGGACGGGCAGTATGGCTGGCTACGCTGCGGTGCAGGGCCAGGTTGATACCGTGATGACGGGCTCGGGCGCGGCGGTGAGCAGTGCCGCCGGGGCGCTGGATGCTGCCAGTGATGCGGGTACGGGTGCCGGTATTCTGAACGGGCTGAACGCCGGGGCGGCTCAACTGGCGGCGGCGGCGAATATGCGCGGTTATGTGAACCGGGCTGCTGCGAATCAGGGGATGGCGCTGGC